TAACGGTGCTGTTAAGCGGGTACGACGCGACCTGTGAGACGCACCGAACAATTATCTTTGAAATCAGCAGCAGCCAATTTTACTCCGCTTGAACTTTTGGTTGTGCTGCAAACACTTTGAGCGAGGCAAAAATGAACCCGATTGTAAAAGGTAGGTTTATATCAAACAAATGCCCAGATCCAAATTGTGATGGTGTTTTGCAACACAGACAGAACAAATATGGAGAAAACCGCTGGGAATGTGACGGCCTTGTTGACCCAAATGATATTACAAAAGAGCTGCAACCCTGCCTTGTGGACGTGGTAGACGGGGAGTTACGTTTATAGCAGCACAACGGTGAAGATAAGCGGCGGCGATGTGCCGTAACCTATGGAAAACAAAGCTATTTTCCGTCCGCCTTCATTTTATTGTTATAATTCGTACTTTATTTGCTGATTTCCCTTGACAACGTAACTAGTTATGGTAATATCTAAGTAACTTAACAAAGGAGGCAGCCATGAAGCAAAAAACTTGGATTAAGTATTCTGTGAAATCAATGATGGGTGAAGTTGTCAACGGTGAGATAAACCTGAATTGGGCGTTTGATGCTGACTTGGTGAACAATTTCGACAAGACCATGCGCTACCTTGAGCGGGACGCCGGTTGTTATATCAAGGAAGTTCTCGAATTTGAGTCGGGGACAAAATGACCAAACTTGATGACCTTCTGGAAGGGCTAACCGAGGCCGAATTGAAAACACTACGTGCCAAGATAAACGGGAAGATCGGAAAGCGTAGTATATCGCCAGAGGCACAGGCCAAGATGCAGGAAGCGCGCAAGAAAAAGCACCAAGAATTATAACATTTGGAATAACCGGTGGCCGTAGAAACCTGCGTGAGCCACCACTATTTTGCACTTAAATTTACAACCGCAGCCAGTTGCCATCCGCGTTGATGTCCCTGGTTATGTGGCCTGCTGAATGGAGGGAAAATGCCAGATTTTGAGAGAGTGTTGGACGAACTGAGTATTGACCTAGCGCAGACAGATGCAGATAGGCAGTATGCAAAAGGATATATAGCCGGTAAAAACCGGGCGCGGTTTGAAATACTTGGAGTGGTGGTTGTGCTGTATTTTGTAATAGCACTAATCGGTAAACTTTAAGCCACATAACAGTACTGATAAGCTGCGGCGGCGCACCTTTTGCGCACCACCGAGCTTATCGTAATTTGCAGCGCCATTTTCCGTCAGCTTGATTTGATGGTTGGCTGGCGCTGGTTCCTACGGAGAGAATAATGAGCAAGAAAGAGCGACGGAACTACACCATTACCGCCGAACGTTCTGACCACGGCAAGTCGTCAGTTGACATCAAGTGTCCATTTTGTGGCTCGATCACAACCGCTTACCTTTGGTCCCTGGCCGGCAGTGGGAAAAAATGTGAATGTGGGGCAAAGCATACATATCTGAACGGGACAATTGCGGCATAGCCAGCCAACAGTGAAGATAACTGGTTACGACGCGAACCAGGCGAACCACCGAGTTTTTCGAGAACCGCATCTTTATTTTAATCCAGTTCATTTTTTGGTTAGTTTGCGAACCTTGAAAGGGCAACCGATGATTACTAAAACTACAATTTCAAACTTTATAAAAAAGATCGATAAAAAGCAGATAAAAATCGGAAAAGAGCGAGACTCTTTAGACGACCTGATTTCTGATATGGCACAACTGCGCGAGGACTGCAGCGAAGCATGGGACAATTTGCAGGACGCAAGAGACGCGCTGAGCCGTATGCAGTAAAGCAAACTAACGTTCGAGTAAGCGGCAGCGGAAAACTGCCAAAATAAGAACCACACAGCTATTTTCTGTCCGCTTGACGTAGCTTGTTAGGCGTTACCACTACCGATGGAGCGTGGGAATGATTGCTGATCTGAAACAACCGGCAAAATACTGGCTGGCTGATCACCTGAATAACTTTGGAGTATTACTCGAAAAAGGAGAAGACCCAAGTTGCCTGATTACCTACGGTGGTGTAGAGATCGAGATTAGGCTGAATAAGGTGCCAGGAGTCTTCGAGCGTAAAGAAATTTCACTTAGCGCCTAACGACCTGATAACCGGATTTGTGGAGGATATGATGGAAAAGTTTGTTGATGCGTTGCCAGAAGGTGAGCGTGAGCTACGTAAGTTTTTTGCAGAGACGGAAACAAATTCCGCGTTGATTGACTTGTTGTGCCCAGCCCGGATCGAGATAACCACCGACCACATAGCCGAGAAATTGGATGAAATGGCCGACATTGCAGAATACTGGAGAAAGAACAGAGATAAAAAACGTATGCCAGGTGCGATACGTGCCGCAATGCTGATGCTGGCCGAAGAATTGACCATGCTTAACAAAGTAAATGAAATTCCTAGACAGGAGTGCGGCTAGTTATTTTAAGGGCACAACGCCCTGATAACTGCGTTTGCGGGAAAGTACGTAGACATTATTCGGACAGGGGCGCAAAACGAGAAACCTAGACCGATTAAATTTGCAGAGCTGAAAGCAAATCCACGTTGATTACGCTTGTTAGCCTGCCGAGAGAGGTAGCTAATCATGAAAGTTTCGGAATTGATGGAACGGCTTGGAAAATACAACCCTGACGCTGATGTGGATGTTGTAGCCAATAACAAGGGCCACGAGTTCTCTTTTGCGTACGGCAATAGCGAAGGCTGCACCATAGAAAATTGTGAGACTGTTAGTTTGTGGGTAGACAGCTTAAATGACGGTGGCGAGTCAGCAGGCTAACGGCTTGGTCAGCGGATGCGACGCAATGCTTGTGAACCACTGACCTCTTCAAAAATTTGCAGAAGTATTTTCATTCCGCTGCACTGAATGGTTGTGCGGCAAACAGCCAGAGCGAGGTAGAAATGTTTGCATATCATTATTTTGCAGAGTTTAAGTGTGCGGCAGGCACAGCCAGGATGGATGGGGTAATCACGAGCGACAAAAAGATAGTAGATTACGACGGATACACAGCGATGAAGCGAGAAATCACAAAAGGGACAGACATTGAGGGTATGCCAGAGAAGCTATCTGTTTGCTCGTTGCAGCTACTTCATAAATTTTAGCCGCACAACGCCATAGTAACCGGCTACCCACTGAAAGAAAGGAACGCTGCGCAATGAAATGCGACAAACACGATTGCTGGCTTGATGAAGAACCAAATAACCCAAGTGCGCTGTACTGCCCATTGTGCGAGGCAGAGCGGGACGTTAGTCCGGTTGACGAACTTGTTAGACCGCAGGCGCATATTGCAAGCGATTGCTCTGCAGAACACTTTGAGCGCGTGTTTAACTGGCAGAAACAAAATTTTACCTGCGCTAAATGTGGGACTGGACGCAGTGTGAAATATAAGAAGGGTGGAAAGCCGTACTGCAATATGTGTGTTCTAGCGGGCTAACGAGGGAGTTGAGCGCTGCGGCGGTAGCGCACTGGCGAACCACCGCAATTTTGCTCTTGTAAATTTGCAGAATATTTTTCCGTCCGCTCGAACGTTTGGTTAGATTTACGGAGGCTATAGAATGGCAAGCGCGTATAGAGATGTTGATATTCGTGGACTTAGAAAGGCGCATTTTAACCAACTGCGAAACTATGTGCACAGTAGAGATGAGGAAGGCTGGTACTACGGCAACAAGGAGCAGTTTGAAAAGAGGCACGAAGACCTGAAACAATGGATTGATTCTGTTTGCGATCTATTTAACCAGAGTGATGTTGTTATTGAGAAGAAGTAAATCTAACGGTGAAGATAAGCGGCGGGGATTGACTGCCGACCCGCGAAGCGGCAACGCACAGCTAACCCCGTCCGACTTGATTATTTGGTTCTATTTCTAACCTGAAACGGAGAACGATTATGGAAGTTTACAGACCGGACCGCCGCTGTGAAATTACCGGAATGCCACTTGACACATCTTCTATGGGTTTTTGGTCTTCGCCATTTAAAAAGGCTAAACGTGGCGGTACAAAAAGGACTGCTAAACAAAAAGAAAAGCAAAAGATGCAAAAGGCTAGCAGGCGTAAAAACCAGAAGAAATAGAACGTGAGTTATTAACCGGCGACAACGAGACTTAACAACTTACAGCGCAATTTAGATTTTTCTTTTCGGACAAAAACAGAAGCCGATTTCGTCCGGTTGAATTATTTGTTAGTTTGCGCTGTTACAAAAGAGGGAGGACGATATGCAATTGACACTACAGGAAGTTATGGATATTTGCCCTAGTTGGGATGATTTCTGCGAGTTAAAGGGCTTCAGCCCTTATGCAGTAAATGAGGGAGGTGGACACGTTGAGGTGAGCTTGACGCTTGAGGAAGCCTGCAATTTGAAGATGGTAAAAAGCTGGAAGTACCCACAAGAAAACTAACCAGCATTAGGCGTACCATCCAAGGTGGTGGGGCAAAATGCCGCAGGAGGGGCGTATGTTCAAAAAGAAAAAACGTGGGTCACGAAAATACGAATGGGCGAAGCAGTACAAGGCGGTGGGAAGGATATCTGAAGACCCGCCGGACTATCCGCACATCCCAAATACGAATGAACCCGTCATTGAAGTGATTGCAAAACATAATCTCCTTGGTGTGATTCACGAATACAAGTGCTATCCGACCATGGCAAGGTGTGACAGTTTTGATTTGTTCGTTGATGGCGAGCTTCTAGTCCGTTGCTGATAGCTCCACCATTTGAGGTTCTGTACTGAATTGGCTTATTTAGCGCCGACGCTAAGTCTTCAGAAATAAACGGGATAACGTTGTTTGCAGATAGATATACCGGAAGATTGGCGCCACCCTCAGACGCCTGCTTTCTTCGCCAGTGCGCGTCACTCCCGCAATGGAGGCTGGCGTTACAGGCCACGTCTGGTCCCTTGGGGACATCGCAAAATTATTAGATTCAAACTGACCCACTACCAAGATTTTAAACCGCTTGAAAAAAAATTAGTTTTAGATTAATATCAGTGGGATTAGTTTATGGGGTAAGCCAAGAAAGGGAGCGGATGAGTAAAAAAACACCCGATACACTTGCCAGGGAGGTCCTTCTCAGGGCAGGTGTTGATTTAGAAAAACTCCTTCCCCTCCTTCTTCGGGCGATAGGTCCAGAACACACCGGGGAGGTTGCCATCAACATCAATTTTCACACGCACTGCGGCGGGATAAAAAAAGTTCGCAGTGCGATCACAATTAATCAAGCGCAGTAGGGAGGCTCACTATTAGTGGGCTGTTTTTAGTTATGGCTCGGGACAGGGAAATTGATTGGGAGCGGGTGGAAGATCTCTATCGCGCCGGGCAAATCTCGATCCGTGAAATAGGGAGACAGTGCGGAGTAACGGATACGTCTATCCGCAAAAAAGCGAAACGGGAGGGGTGGGAGAGAGACCTATCAAAAAAGGTCGCAGAAAAGGTTCGCAGTGAGCTGGTTCGCGCCGAAGGTCGCAGTGAAACCGCCCCGACGGAAAAAGAAATCATCGAACACGCAGCAGCACAGGGGGTAGAGATAGTTCGCAGCCATCAGCGCAGGATCGGTGCGGCGCAGGAAGTTGCGGATACATTGCTCAAACAGTTGCAGGGTGTGATACTCCACAGCGAAGATATAGAAGAAGAAATCCTAATCGAGACAGCCGAGGACAGAAGTTCCAAACGACGGGACGCGATGTTTAAGGCTATATCTCTACCGATCCACTCCACAACATTATCTAATCTCACCAACGCTATGAAAACCCTCGTTTTTTTAGAGCGGCAGGCATTTAACCTGGACGAGTTATCCGGTGCTAACACCCATGAAGATGATTTGGAGATGCTGCGTTGAGCGAGGACAGGCTTGAGATCAAACAGCGGCTTAAGGATGATTTCTGGCACTATGCAGTGAGGTGTCTCAAAATCCGTACCAAAGCCAGCGAAACCCTCCCATTTAATCTCAACCGGGTGCAGAACTACATACACCAGCGGCTAGAGGAGCAACGAGAAAAGACAGGGAGGGTCCGCGCTATTATTCTCAAGGGGCGGCAGCAGGGATGCTCGACCTATGTTGAGGGGCGGTTTTATTGGCGGGTGACCCATACCCCTGGTGCTCGGGCGTTTATCCTAACCCACGAGCAGGCGGCAACTGATAATTTATTTGACATGGTGTCACGCTATCACGAAAACTGCCCATCACAGGTCAAACCGCGAACCGGAGCATCGAGCGCAAAGGAACTGAGTTTTGACCGGCTCGACAGCGGGTACAAAGTCGGTACTGCCGGGACTAAAGCGGTCGGGCGGTCTTCTACGTTCCAGTTATTCCACGGGTCGGAGGTGGCATTTTGGCCAAATGCCCAGGATCACGCGGCGGGTGTCCTGCAGGCGGTTCCGGATGAGGCCGGGACTGAGGTCATATTGGAGTCAACGGCCAACGGGATCGGTAACTACTATCACACCCAATGGCAGGATGCCGAGGCCGGATTATCGGATTTCATCGCGGTTTTTATCCCATGGTACTGGCAGGAGGAGTACAGCCGCGAGCCCGGGGAAAATTTCACCCTGAGCACTGATGAGGTTAAATACCAGGAAGAATACGGCCTGAATTTAGGTCAAATAGCCTGGAGGCGGGCGAAAATCATCGAGTTGGGCAGTGGTGGCCTGTTTAGACAGGAGTACCCAGCGACGGCGGCAGAGGCGTTTCAGTCGTCTGGGGATGGCTACATTTTGCCTGAGATTGTCATGGGTGCTAGAAAGGCGAAAGCGGTGGAGCGGTTCGGACCTGTCCTGATCGGGGTTGACCCCTCTGCCGGGAGGACGGATAAAGCGGACCGAACAGCAATTATCCGACGCCAAGGCCGCGTTGCCTATGGTCTGGAAACGATGACAAAACTTGGGCCGCTTGGGACCATGCAAATTGTCGCAAGGATTATTGCCATTATTAACCAAGAGAGGCCGGATAAAGTTTTTCTGGACCGGGCAGGGTTAGGTGTCGGAATTCTCGACCGCCTGCATGAGTTGGGCTACGGAGATGTGGTGGTTGGTGTCAATGGTGGCGACGCAGCCAGCGACCCAAAACGCTGGAAGAACAAAAAAGCCGAGATGTGGGACACCTGTTACACATGGCTCAAGGATCAGCCCTGCCAGATCCCCGATAGCGATGAGCTCCATGCCGACCTGACCGGTATCCAGGGTGGGTGGGACAGTAACAGTTGTTTAGTGATGGAGACTAACGAGCATCTAGCCTCAAGAAAGATCCGCTCTCCTGATACGGCGGTGGCTTTGTGTTTGACCCATTCGTACCCGATGCGCCTAGAGATGTCATCTGCACCATTAACCACCCCGCAGGAGGATTGGCTGATTATTCAAGGGCAGAGCCATGGTGGCCGCGCCGTTAACCTGGAGTAAGCTAATGACCATATCAATCGCCGACATTCTTTTCCTTCTCATCACCTGCGGCATACTTGTTATTTCTAATGGGTTTCTGGTCGGTTGGCTGGTCTACCGATCAAAACGAGAGGCACATGAACCGTTGGCGCCACAAAAACGGGAACCAGTGACGCAGAGGGCCGTTAATTTGGACGAGTTTGCTATCGAGGACGATCCGGGTCTAGCGGCGGTGACGAAAGCCAATCTTGGGCGGATGAACGAGGCGTTTGGGATTGACATTTTGAAGGACGAAAAGAAACAATGAACCCTCCAGGGGAAACCCTTAACTTACAACCTTAACAATCAAACAAAAATATTTGACTTATATGGTTTAAACTGATATAGCTGTATCGAATAACTGGACCTACCCAGGCGCGTGTTTCGCTAACCTGTATGGCCGTTCCCCGAAAGGGGTGCGGCCTTTTTTTGTGGGAAAACTATGGAACAGAACTGGTCGCTAGTAAACCTCCCGCCCGAAGGTCACGACGACGCTGGACAATTCTTCTGGAATCTCTACCAGGAATCAGAAGCGGAAAAGACCCGTCTGAACCTCCCGGACCGTTGGTTAGAAAACCACCGGCTGTATCGTGGCGGTTCTCAAACGGCTACCGCCAAGACCAAGCAGGCGGTAACGGCCAACATTATATTTTCTAACGTCCAACGTACCGTTGCTAACCTGACCGCCAAAAACCCCGTTGCCGAGGTCGTGTCAACGGATTGGTTCCCGCAGATAGATCCTGAGACGGGAGAAACGGTTCAGGACGACACCGATTCCATCCTGACCAACAAACTCAAACAGTGGTGGTCAGACTCAGAGCAAAACCACTCGCTCGTTGATTCGACGTTGAACCAGGAAAACTACGGTGTCACGTTCGAAAAAGCGGTCTACAGTACCAAGAAAAAACATGGTGACGTGGTGGTGATTGACCCATTCTCTATCATTGTCTGCCCTGGTTTTTGGGACGACCTCAGTGATGCCCCCTATGTCGGTCATGCCTACCCAGAGCGCACCGAGAAATTATCTAGCATCTATGGCGAGGATGTCTCCCCAGATAACAATCGGGACGGGTTGGGAGACGAGCGTGAGGACAACCGCCCGATGCTGTCTGGCCAGTATCCGGGGAGCGTCCCCTCCGGTAGTATCAGCACTTGGCAGAAGTCGAAAAAGACTGGACGCCCAGACACAACGCTGGTGGCTGAAATCTGGATACGCGATAACCGGATGGTTGACGAGTCGGGACAGCCGATATTCGAGGAAGAGGGCCAGCCCCTCCCAGAAGGCGCCGAACTGAAATACCCGGGCGGAATCCGGATGGTGACTGTGACGTCTGACCTGCGGATACTGGAAGACCTACCTAACCCGAATGTCAACATGACGCTCTGGCAGGATAAAGAAGCCCGTGAAGCCGTTTCCCAGACCTATTTATTCAGCCATTTCCCGTTCTGGTATGCCAATAGTTACCGCGACCCGTCCTCTTTGTGGGGATTCGCCGCAGCCGAACAGGTGGGCGGTTTGGCCGAGCAGATCGGTGAGATTTTAAGCCGCCTCTACCGCTACCTGGCGCGGGTGATGATGCCTGCCCTGGTGCTGCCGAGAGATTGCGGCGTGACGCTACAGCAGGTTAACAATAACCCCGGCCTAGTTCTCCAACCGACATCCGGCTCTGTTGCGTCCGGGATTCGTTATCTGGAGATACCCTCTCTACCCTCCGACACAATGCGGCTCTACAACATGCTGCTATCGATGTTTGATCGGGTGTATCAGATTGAGGATGCCGACCGGGGGGATACGCCAAACAGAATTGTCGCCGCGTCTGCAATTGTGGCCCTTCAGGAGCGTAATGCCGTTCTCATGCGGCATAAAATCCGCTCAGTGGATTATCTCATCCGACAGCGCGGGCGGGCGGCAATTTCATTTCTGCAGAATTTCGGGGTTGTCTCTGAGGTGGTTCGAGGCGATGACGATTCTGTGGCCAAACTCAAAGGGATCGATCTGCTGGGCCGTAAATTCAATTATGCGGTCGAGGCCGGGTCAACTATCCCACAAACGACACTCCAGACTAAAGAGCAGGCGATGGACCTCTACAAAGAGCGGGCCATTGACGCCCGTGCTCTGCTGGAGGTACTGCAATTTCCCGGCTGGCGCCAGATTGTCGAGCGGATGGCGGAATCTGGCGGCCAGTTGGACCAAGCTGCGCAAGTGTTTGTCCAAGCGGGTGTCCCGGAGGACCAAGTGCGCATGCTGTTGCAGGTGGCCATGGAGACACAAGGCGCTCCGGGGGATATACAACAGCCTGCCGCGTGAGGAAAAGTGATGCCAATTTACGCCTGGAACTGCGCCTTGCACGGCGAGTTCGAATCATTTTACAAGATGGCCGACAAACCAAAGCAAGCCCCCTGCCCTGATTGCGGGGCGGAGAGCCGTCAGGTGCTGACTATAGGCGGGGTTGAGGGTGACGAACTACCGCCCTGGTTCCGCCACGAGCATGCCAGGGGCTGTTTGCAGTCATCGGGCGAGAAGCCGATTGAAAGTCGGTCTGAATACAAAAAATACCTGCGGGATAGGGGGATTGTCGAATCCTCAGCCAACAGGGAGTTTTAAGCGCAATTAAGCGCACTATTGAGCGGGGAGCCCCACGGGGTCCGCAAGGAGAGAATCATGGCAAATGGAAAAATTCCGAGTGGCAGCGTGTCCGTCCTGGCGTCGGGGAGCACTGAGCCAAAAACAGAAGAGCCGGTCGAAACCGCCGTTGAAGAACCAAAGGCCGAACCGACCCCAAACCCCCTGGAAGAGAAGATCTCCAAGCTGGAAAAAGAGTTAGAGAACAGCCAAAAGCTGATTGGTAAACACTCAGATGAGGTGAAAACCGCCAGGGGAATGAAGCAAGAACTGGAAGAACTAAAGGCGAGGCTCCCGCAAGAACCGAAAGGACCGACCGTCGAGGAGCAGATTGACGAGATCAGCGCCAAAATGGAGGACGGGGATATCGGCCTGCGGGAAGGGAACCGGCTGATTGCCCAACTCAGCGCACAGCTTGGCAAAGACCAGGCAATGACTGAATACGAAAGCCGCCGCCAACAGGAAGAATCCGGCAAGCTCCAACAGCAGTTCATGGAGAAAAACCCGGACTACCAAGATGTGCTGCAATCTGGTGCCCTTGAACCGTACCTGAAAGCCGACCCTCTAAACGACGAGTTCTCTGCGTATAAGGAGTTTAAGGCTGACCAGCGGATCAAAGAACTTGAGGAGCAGTATCGATCCGATCTCGCCGCCGCCAAGGAAGAGGGAGCCAAACTGGCCTCTGGGGCGGAGAACGCGGGGAAGGTCGCCGGGAAGACCGGAACGACGTTACGGCCCACTGGAGAAATTAAGAAATTCAACAACTCACGCGAAGCGACTGACGCAATGCAGGCCGAATTACAAAGGATTCGATCCGCGTCAGGATAAAGGAGAAACATCATGGCATTCACACTGGACGAGCTTAATGCTCTTACGAAGGTTTACGTTCTCGGCCAAACGGAGGACACCTATTTCCGCTCCCATCCGCTGTTGTACATGCTGATGGAATCCGTTGAGACCGTCGATGGCGGTTTGACCCTTGACCAGCCGCTTGAGGTTGGCGAAGGGAACAGCGGGGTGTACGGCAATTCGACTGTTATCCCGGTCACCAAGAAGGAAGTTTTCAACACGGCGAAATTCCCGTGGGGCGCTTACTTCGCCTCGAACAGCATTGATCTGGATGACCAGCGCAAAAACAACGGCGAGAGCGCTATTGTTAAGTTGGTTCAAGGCAAACTGTCCAACATCCAGAAGACCATTCGCAAGAAAATGGCCGCTGGCATCTACCTGGACGATGTTGTTGGTGGAATCCAGGGGTTCCATGGCTTGGCCGCGCTGTTCAATACCGACACTGCAGTAGCCTACGGTGGAATTACCGAAACCCAATACGCTAATTGGTCGGCAAATGTCGTCGCGACTGCGACCGTGGCCAACTTCGCTGGGTTCCAGACGATTCGCCGGTCGGCAACCGTCGATACCAACGCCGAGGGTATGCCGGATTTGTACCTGGCCACCCAACTCCTGCGCGACGCCTTTGAGGCATCTCTGCAGACGAGCGTCCGCTACTCCGACCAGAAAATGGTCAACGCCGGATTTTCCAACATTCTGTTCGACGGCGCTCCGGTGGTGGCCGATCTCGGCCAGACGGCCTCGCGGGTTGATGCACTCAACACCCGTAAGCTGCGTTTCGTCTCCCACAAGGACTACAATTTCACCACTCCTAAATGGGAATACGACCGTCAGCAGCCTGACGCGATGACTGCAAACGTTCGCTGGAGTGGGCAGTTGACCAACAGCGACCGTGGAGCACATGCCCGTTATACCGGAGTTACCGCCAGCTAAACCATAACGCTCCCCCTCCGGGGGGAGCTTTAAAAGGAGTAGAACAATGAGAAAACTCAATTATCCGATTACTGCCTCGACCGGTGCGGTGACGGCCTATATCCCGGTTGATGCCGCCCACACCGTCGTCGGTGGTTACGCTGTGGTTAACAGCGCGACCTGTAACGCTGCGACAACCGTCAAGTTCAAGTCCGGTTCGACCGTCCTTGGAACAGCCACGATTGCCAGCGGTGCAACCGTTGGTACGGTGGCGGCTTTCGTCATGGATACCACCCTGGCGACCCGCAAAACCAATATTACCGCCGCGATTCCGCTGACCGTCCTGACCGGCGGTGATCAGTCAAGCTCCACCGGGTTTGACGTGTTTGTCCACCTGGACGACCTGGCCTGCCCGCGCGACTAACCCATTTCGGCGGGGCTTCGGCCCCGCCTTCACATGAGGGCGCATGAAACTTTTTGAACTGGAAGAATCAATTGGCGAGATTGTTCAGGATTCGTCATTTGACGGGACGCAAACCCGCCGACTGATTAATCGCGCCATCCAGTCAATCGCCGGTGCGGTCGATCTGCCGGAGCTGGTCAAAACCGACACAGTATTAACGACTGGATCTTCGTCGTCGGCCTCGCTCCCGGCAGCCTACATGAAGGGGCTGTTCTTCGTCGGCAGCGCCAACCAGAACCGTAGAATAGGGGATCGCATCGGGTACCGCAGTTACAACCGTTTCCTGCGGCGTTGGCCTGACCCCGCGCTGGATAAAGCCGGGCCGATCGTTGACGTGGCGGTGAAGGGGACTAGCCTGGTTTACCAGCCCTGCGTTGCGGATACTCTAACCCTGCAATTCTACCGCAAACCGGCGGCTCTCACGGGCGCTTCCGATTCCGTCGAGGCTATCCCGGCGCATCTCCAAGAAGGGCTGATCGTTAATTTTGTCTGCCGGGAGATCTATTCGCGGATTGAGGACGGGGTTGAGGGGAAAAAGGTCAATACCGCTTACCATGCAGCACTTTATAACCAGGCGCTCTCTGACCTTCGTGACTTTATTGGCCAAGACGATGAGCCCGAGTACGTCCAGAACGAAACGGAAGCTGACCCATGGCCACGGTAGCCCTCTTCCGAGGGACGTCGGGAATCAACAACGCGGTTCCAGCCACTCGCCTGAAAAGCGATAAGGGGTTCGTTGAGCTTGCTGCCGGGGTCAATGTCGATATCGGCGACAATTACGAACTGATGCGCCGGAAAAAAGAGACGCAGCAACGCGCCGAGGCTGGCCACTCGCCGTTTTGTGACGGGGGTGATGCGTTTTATGTCTCTGCCGGGTCTTTGTACCGATTAAACAGCGATTTCAGTCGTGACCTGGTGCGCTCTAGCGTTGGTGATGAGCCGATGTGGTATGCGCAGGTGGCCGGAATGACCTTTTACGGCAATGGGGTTGCCTCCGGAATTGTCGAAGATGGGTCAAGCCGCGCTTGGAGCGGGACATACTACGGTCCAGAAACCGAACGCAGTCTGGCCGGGCCGCCGACCGGGGCGAAGCCTTTGGCCTATGTCGCCGGGTGCTTGATTGCGGTGGTGGATAACATCGTCTGGAAATCAGAACCTTACGCTCCCTCACTCTTTGATCTGGCAGCAGGGGCGATTCCTCTGCCGTCAAGAATTCTCGGAGGGGTTGGGTTGGATACCTCTTTTTACGTCTCGGATGAGACCGGAGTTTACTTCATCACTTTGGCTGAACCGACCTTCCGCAAAGTCCACAACAAACCCATGAGAGAGGGGACCGCACTTCGGGTCTTTGATTATTCCATTGGTGACAGGTCGTCTGACGGAGTGCTGATGCTCTGCGCTGACGGGATTTTTTTCGGCTCGACACAGGGCGAGTTCATCAACTTATCCAAGCAACGGCTGGTTCTGCCTGACGGGGGACCCGGATATGCCGTACTAACCAACAAACACTATATCGTAGCGATGGGAGATTAGGCTATGGCTTTACGTATTTCCACCGGTCTGAGAAATGGGCTTTTAGACTCTGGGGACTTCAAAACCCTGATGGACACCGGAGTGATGAGAATTTATTCCGGTTCACAGCCAGCTGATGCCGACACGGCTGAAAGCGGCACTTTATTACTGGAAGTCTCCGTTGACGCTGGGACATTTGTTGCCGACACGGGCAGCGGGTCAACAAACGGGATCAGTTTTGGTGCTGCTGCCGCTTCGGGGGTCCTGGCGAAAGCGGCAGAGAATTGGCAGGGCGTTGGCGTAACGGATGGGTCGGCTGGATGGTTCCGGTTTTATGATGCAACCAGGACGACTGGCGCGTCATCTGCTGCGGTCCGCTTTGATGGTTCCTGTGGGACGTCTGGCTCACAGTTGAATATGGGATCGACAACCATTACCAGTGCGGCGACCCATACGGTTGATTCTTTTCAGGTGACGCTCCCCGCTTCGTAATATTAATAATTACGGCATCTTAGGCTTGGGTCTATTATGATCGACAATTATTATAATGATACAGTCCTCTTTCTCCCGATGTTTGGGGAGAATGGGGCTGTTGATTTTACTGACCTCTCTGTTGCCGGGGAAACCGTCACGGTTGATGGTGGTGCGCAAAAAGTCACCAGCCAGTATAAATATTATGGTAGTTGTGGCTATTTTGACGACATCGACAGCCGGCTATCTGTCGATGGTGCGGTTTTGGCCGATTGCGGGGCAACCTTCACTGTCGAGGCGTGGATCCGGCTGGACAGTTGGGATTCACCTATCATCGGCCAGGGAGATAATGCGGCCAACGAAGATCAGTTTTTCAAAGTATCCCCCTCCGGATATCTGCAGTATCATCGAGCATCAGCTCTAGCCAACCCGATAACACTAACTGGATCGACACAACTATCGCTGGATACGTGGTATCACGTCGCTCTGGTCTGCGACGGGACCAATGCTAAAATTTATCTCGATGGGGTTCAGGACGCAACAACGGCCCATACCGGGTCATGGGTTGACACAGTGCAGCCGCTCTATATCGGGTATCACGTTGTTATAAACTTTGAGGCGAATGAGGATTATTACGGCGGATATATCCAGGATTTGCGGATTACGGACGTTGCACGATATACAACGACCTTTACCCCCCCTGGGCTCCTGTATGTCCCCTACGATGGAGATATGACCCTCCCGGCCCTTACTTCGTCGGGGTTTGCAGCAAATGGGACGACAAACGACGGGGATGTAACCTTCCCGCCGCTTTCAACGACCTACACCTATGGCGATGTGACTGCCCCGTCATTTGTGGTCACGGGACAGGTCAATGATATCTGGAATGCAGATATTACATTGCCGACCATGACTGTTAATGGGAGCCTGAGTAAAGGGTTTAACGGGAAAATCGCTCTTCCTGAGCTCGACGCAACAGGCCAACTTTCCGGGTGGACCGGCCAAGCCGACCTCACTCTCCCGAATCTTGAAGCCACAGGGGATTTTCTCCCTGGAACACTTTCTGCCGGGGTTGTTTCGCTTCCGAGGTTTAAAATTTCGGGGAGAATACTTTCAGGCGTCGTGACGGATGGTGAGGTTGAAATCCCCGCGATGACGTGCAGCGGGTCTCTCTATGCCGATACTGACTCTGACGCTGACTTAACCCTTCCATCGCTGGTCTGTTTTGGATCTATACGCCAAGAGTTGACAGATATTATTCTGAGGTATGCGCGATGATCGTATTAACCATGAACCGGAAGAATGGGGCATTAACTCAATACACGTCATTTGCTTTTCGAGGGGCCATGTTACTCGACGGGGAACCTGTTTTTGTTGGCGATAACGGGGTTTATACCCTCGACAGTACTTCCGGGGCGGTGACGGTCACGGTTGATCTGCCAAAGACCGATTTGGATAATCGCGGAGAAAAAAGAATTCGACGCATTTATGGCAGTGGGCAGGGGTCGATTGTCGTGGCGGCAACATCGGATCGTAATGAAACCATCGACGCCACAATAGAAATGGGTGAGTCCTACCAAAAGACGGGGCGAAGTCAGGGGCGAAGGGACGTACGCGGGAAATATTACCAATTTTCACTGACTAACCCGGATGGGGCTGATTTTATTCTTGAAGATCTCGACGTTGTGACCGTAACCCTCGGGCGGAAACCGACTTAATGACGGAAACCATTCGCATTCTTGGAGATGACCCTGATGTTGCTTTTGTGAAATTTGCCAGAAGCCGTCGGGATCGCCTTGCCCGGCTGATGAAATTTCAGAATTTACGGTCAAGCCAAAGAAAAACCATTTTCCCGGACGGAAGCTATATCCATGTTCGCCGGTCGTTTGGGCGGGATTTAATTGACATTTATATCCCATTTGGAGGAGCAGCAGAAGACCTTTATACGATGTTGTTCTGCAAACCTGCAGCTGGGGGCGTCGAGGTTTTTGCTTATCATCACGAAACAAATCGCCTGACATCACTTGGAACTCTCCCGGTTGGTTCTAGCAGCCCAACGCTTCACAGCTTCCACGATTCAAGAACGCACCTGAATACCGGAACAACGTATGTCGGGGTGAATTATGGGTACAACAAAACGGCTGACTATCAGGATACCCTGACAACTGAGGACGGCGGCACTGGTTTTATTAAGGCATTTAGGACGGATGAGACAACCGGGCGAGAATATGCCGTTATCTTTAAAGGCGGCAGACCAATTCTATATGCTCGGGTACCAGGAGAAAAGTTTAAAAAGGTCGCCGAATTTCCGTCCCGCGCAAATCCTGGAGGGTTTGAGGGGGAAGAGGCTGGCCCGTGGAAATGGGCGATCGAGGATGGAGATGACCCAAGGGCGTTCCAAATTTCCGGCGGTTATGTTTACCTTGGCGGTTGGTGGCAAGGGGAGGCATGGAATCTTTTTGAGGGATATGAGTTCTTTGGCATAAAGCCAAACAGTTCCGATACTCACATTATTCAATGGTTTTCAGAATTATGGTTCTGGGACCCCCTTGATTCTGGGATGGCCCCGGGGATGAACTGGAAGGGAATCTATGGGCCATATAAGGAGGCATCTGTTGAGTTTGGCTGTCTGCTGGATGATCGTGCTGGTAGCGACGGGCCTGGTCTCTGCGAAATGCTTGTTGAGGCGGAATATATTGATGACGAAAGGGCGCCGACGGAAAATTATGAAGGAATGATGGTTATTAAAAACAAGTATACCGATGGTGTTTACCAGCCATATTTTACCTTTGATTCTTCAGATTATTTAACTCCATCCGACAGCCATACCTATCACTATTGGTCGTGCGTAGGAGACGCCAAGGCAGAGCGACCCAGCACTGGGATTTGGTGCCTGCTTATTTTTACTGCCGGAGGAAGGTGGTGCCTACTCGATCACCCAGGATACCAAAGGCAGGTCTTGAACGGGTCCTATTACCATACCCACACGGTCAGCAACGATGGCAATTTAGTGATGATCGTTGAGGGGGCTGATAACCGCCGTGGTGTTTTGCTTGACGTAACAACAGGAGAAGTAACTTACCACGATAAAATAAGCGATTTTACCTCCGGGTGTTTTATCCCGCCAGTGAGCGAGAGCAGGGAAGAGATTACCGGGTATGCAGATATTGGCGACACTGAGACAACCATGGCCGACCCAAGTATGGGTGCTGTTCGCCCTGGGATATCACAATCCAGCACTCTGACAAATACCCACTGGAAGATAGTGTCTGACGAGCCCTACATTGCCCGGGGCGCGTTGTGGTGGGACCCCTGCTGGAAGTGGACGGCGACTGAAGTTGCCGCCCTCTCTGGGGGAGCATTGATTCGTGTTGCTGGCGACGTTTACCCGATAAGTGAGGCTCCCTTTTTAATCGGCGGGACCTACGATAACACTTTGTTGTTTGGGCAATGGGATTATTCTTCCAGCACCGAGTTTACGACTAAGGCGATTGATATAGAACCGGTCTCTGAAAGTGTTGTCGTTTCTCTTTACGATCATCCAGATGTCTATCTGCTTCCGTATGGCATTTTGGGCTACCCACCAAATACCCTGTATCTTCAGGGTTCATACAGCCCGCCTGTTGGTTGGAGTTCAACAGGAGAGTCTGAACTTGAAACGCCATTCACCGACGGCGAAGACCCCGACGGTTTCTTTGCAACACTGACCATGCACTGTCCAGGAGATTATATCGTTAGTGCAGAAGATGCTTGCGGGCGAAGCGGGACAGCCACCGTTACAAACGAAGATTACTATATGTTTATACAGGGTGAAGACCTCGTTGCTGAAGGTAATTCTTATGTTGCTTATGGCGGATATGGTCCATATACTTACTCGTTCGACAAGGGGAGTATAAACGCTGACGGTGAAATAACAAGTTTAAGCGGAGACTGCGGAGACCCTGGGGGCCCAGCCTACGGGACAGTAACAGCGGTTGACCAGTGCGGAACGCGGGTCGATTTTGATGTCCGCCTGCCAGGGGGATCTTGGGTCGTCACTAATTATGAATGCGGCCCTGGATATGAGCCCGAAGTCTACGGCCCATGCAACACTCCGTGGCCGGGGTGTTTTGGTGCCGTAACCGCTCAATGTACCTATTTTTCAGGGATAACAAATAAATACGTAGAATATTGGAGAGAATCAGGCGGTTGCTCTCAAGATTGGTGTGCGCAAGCAGACCCCGCCGATTTGCTCGGGAGGCAAACTTCGTACCCTTGTGACGTTCCGCCGATAGCATCAAATTATTTCTGCCATTTCCAAACCATTTATTACGAATGGCAGTGTCCGTAATGGTGATTGTGCGAGTCGATCATAGAGGCAACCGAGCTGTCATTGAATCCGACAGCAGCGTAAAAATCACAGAAGATTATGAAGACGTTGGGATGCCGCCGGTCAGCGAACAGGTCAAAGGGTTCGGCCTGGCGATCATGAAGATGATTGAGGGAGGGGTTAAACCGGCCGACCCGGAAACCCTGAAGAAACGCCAGGGGATTTGTGATGGGTGTGAATTTCTCGGAAGAGATGGCGACCCGCCCCATTGGCAAGGCCGGTGCAAAAAATGCGGATGTTTTATGAAAGTTAAGGCCCGGATTGCGGCAATGACCTGCAAGATAGGAAAGTGGTGAGATTATGACAGAAGTATCGACAAAAGAAGAATCAAAGAACTTTGTCCTCGAAAGAGTTAACGAAGCAAACGAATATTCTGACAAGGCGTGGACGATATTAGAAGCGTTTACAAGTGCCATGGCCGAAGGATTCGCGGCCCCGGAAGTCCCTGAAATCGAAAGTGGCTTTATCTCTGTTGACCCGGATGAAGATGGGTATACATTCGACTCCACGCTGTTCACCGAAAGCCTTCCAGAAGACCCTAGCGCCGAACTTACCATTGATGCCTCAAGCGTTGCGCGACCCTCTTACAATAAGCAAAACGTTGGGTCTATTTCATTGTCTGCTGCCCCAACTTTCGACGCTGACACTCCAGACACAACTCTTGGTTACGATGAACTGACCTACACCTCCACGCTCCTTGATAGTCTGAAGGCCAAGCTTGCCGTTGACATCCAGGGTGGCACCGGGATGGACGAAGCCACCGAGCAGGCGATTTATGACCGGGCCGCTCGAAGGCTTGAGCGTGAACATGACCGCCGCTACTCGTTGGCCGAGAACCGCTGGGGAGGTGCCGGGTTCCCCTTGCCGAATGGGTTTTTAAATACCAGCCTGCGGGAAGAAATAAACCGCCATGCTAACGAGGTTGAAGATCTGAACAATAAAATTCTCGAACTGTCGGTATCTATGGAGCAGGAAAATCGTAAGCAGGTTGAGGCGGCGGTCTCCCAGCTTGAGCAAATTCTTTCGGCAGCGAACGACGCCAGGAATGCAAGGCGCTTAGATGCCGCAAAGACCAATGTTGGCTCTCTGATTGAGCTTTACAATGCCGAGGCGGCTAAGTTCAACACCTTGACTCAGGCATGGAAGGTTGAATCTGATGTCGAGTTGGCCCGGTTCGACGGTGAAATCAAACAGAATGAGATTCTAGCCAGCGTTTACGCAGAAGAGTTGAAGGCGCGGGGGGTGGATATCAGTGCCTTGATTGAAGAAGTCAAGGCGAAGGCTGACGTTTATCGAACACTGATGGCAGGCCTTGACGCCAGGGCAACAGTGTTGAGCCGGGTGGAAGAAGCGAAGCTGAGAGCCTACGAAACAAAGAGCCGCCTTGCAATCTCTGAGGCTGAATTGGCCTTAAAGCAGGCCGAGGTTGCCATCCAGGCGGCCCTTAACAAGCTCGGATTCGATATTGAAACGGCAAAGGCTGGGGCGAATGTCGCCGCGCAGATTGTCGCTGAAGCCATTGGCAGCGTGAATGCCAGCGTCGGTTTCTCTCACAGTGGAAGTTATAGTGCAAGCGAAACGTTTTAAGGGAGGCAATCATGGCCGAACGATATAGCCCCACCAACGAAGCATCCACCGCTCTCAAGGCTCGCAGCAAGAAGCAGAAACCAGTAGCCTCGACGCAACCGACGGTTGAGGGTGGCGGGACAAGCCTTGATGCTGCGTCCCGACAGTGGAGTAAAAACATTAAGCGAGCTCAGCCTGCAATTAATTCGGTGAGGGCTGGACTGGGTGCAGCGGTTGATTTCGTTAAAGGCGGAGCAAACCAGATAACGTCAGCGCCAGCATTGAGGCGGGATATCGGGATTTTAGCAACGACCCCAAGAAGAAATTTTATTGGAACCGATGCTGTCAACGCATCAAACCGTCAATATGCCAAAAACACTGGTGCGCCTGTCAATGTTACTGTCGATAACCCGCCAGAGGATAACCGTTTTGGGGGGATTGGTGGCCTTGATAATCGATCAAGACGGGCTGTTCCACCACTGGTAAGCCAAGCAGGCCCGGTGGGGCCAATGAGAGCGAACGCCAATTTTGAAGACTTCGCTAGGGGGCGTCAGGGGATTAACGCGGACGGACAATATAGCTTAAGTGGGGCCAGAAGGTCTGGCGCACTTGATGGGTCTGGCCGACAAATTCTCCACAACCAGAACACTGTCCCTAACTTGGATGGGGAAACGCGCGGGGCTTTGGTCAAAGATGCTTCTCAGCTCCAAGGGGTCAACTCTGCTAATGGAAGAGTGGTCAGTGGTGCTTCGTTGAGAGACTTAAACAATCGCAGAGAGACAGGGCTCCTCAAGAACGGCGCAGAATACACTTATTTTAAAAGCCCAGGCGATAAGATGACCCCCGTGGAGCAGGAGAAATATAATTCCGAAGTGGCAAGAGCCAAAAGAGTTAATGCCCTCGGCCCTGTCACTAAAGCGAAATTCCCGGAGACGGGAAAGGGGGTACCGACCGCCGACGATATCAAGAAGCCGACCTTTACTGGCAACCGGGCAGAACGGGCGAGATATGAAGGGGAACTGAAGGCTTTACCGGAGCGGGTTGCTGGATACCACCAAGACAAGAAGACTCAGGCTGACCTTGAAGCAAACCTTCAGGATAACGCTGCCACTATCCAAAAAGCGCAAATTAAGGCCCAGAGCGACGCGGAAGACCGCGCAAACAAGCGCTATACGCTGAGTGACGGACAAATATTGACTGATTCCGAGGGGGGTATCGTTTCCGAAGGCCAAGCAAAGATCAAAGACTGGAAGCTTGGCAAGGTCGCCCTTGGCAATGATGCTGACGGCGCCCCGATTGAGAAAAGCGTGTACTACCGGACCGGAGAGGATGGGAAATTGGAAATTCAAAATAACGAACAAGACCAAACCCTAGAACAACAATACCCGGAACAGGCAGAAAAAATAGCGGTAGCAAGAGAGCGCGGCTACAGCGACGAGCAAATCCGCAAAAGTCTGCAAAAACATCTACATGGAGGGGCATAAGTGAGCGCCGAACTTGAGAATATCCTTTTTGGCGATAGCCCGGAGATAAGCCCGCCAGAACCTTCCGTGGATGAACTTGCCGGGATTCTTGGGTTTAAGGAAGAGCCAGGGTTTATCAAGCAATCCATCTATGATGTCGCCGGGGGGGTGATTGACGCCGGGGAAACTTACGCTCGTGCTGGCCGGGCGCTTCCTGGCGGGCCTGAGACATACGACCTTGACGAAAACTCAATCTTCGGGAAAACGATAAAATGGGCCGAAAATTTTAAAAGGGACAACCCTAACTATGACCATGTTGACAGCGAAGGACTTCCGCGCTGGTGGCATGAGGGCTTGAGGAGCGTCACTTCTTCGGTGATTGCCGGTGCTCCATCGGCGGCAGCTGGCGCGGCGATTGGTGGCCCCCTGGGAGCGGTTGTTGGCTTTGGTCTTGGGGCGGGGACAACCTTTGGCCTGGCCGAATATGACCAGTTCATGCAAGAGGCGAAGCAATCCGGCATCAAGGAAGACGACGCGCAGAAATATGCTGTGCTTTCAGCCGTTGCTGAGGGCGGGTTTGAGGGGGTGACGGACATTTTACAAGGGCTGACCATGGGAGTGACGACACCATTAACTCAGCCAGGAAAGGCGGCCTTGAAGCAGGGGGTCAAGCAGCTCTTTAAGACTCGCATTACATCGGTATTAAAGCGGCAGGTTGGGACCGGATTGCTTGAGGGCGGATCAGAGGTCGCTACGGCAGCAGTTCAGACTACATTGAGGAACCGTGTCGGGCTGAGTGAGCAAGATGCGATGATGGCAGCAGGGGAAGCCTTTGGTCCTGCGTTTGTCGCTGGGGTAATCTTTGGTGGATTTATCGAGGGCGGCAATATTGTCAATCGAAAGAAGATTGCCCGGGCGTTGACCGACGAAAAGACCGATCCGGAACAACGCCTTGCTGCGGCAAGCGAAGTGGTAAAGACCTTGCGCCAGAGTGATAAGCGATTGGCTCAAATCTGGGAGCAGAGCGCACAGCAGGCTATTGCCAGGGGTGAAGCAATAGACCTCGGCCTTACCCCAGAAGAACTACAGGGGAAGATTGATAATCTGCGTCAGAACGCCAAAGCTTCGCCGAGAGCCAAGGAGAATTTAGATATCTTTGAGGAGGTGCAGGCACAGCAGACTGGAGAACCCGTTGCCAGCCAAGAGGATGAGATTGATACACAGATTTTGGAATCTGGGACGCCGACCCCGGAAGACTACTCCACCGTCAACCGTCGTATCCGCAATCTGAAGCGATACCGGAAACTGACAAAGAACCAACAGCGACAACTTGAAACGTTACAGAGGGTTCGCGCCGACTACGAACGTCGGCTGGATGCAAGCCAGGAACCTAACCTTGAAATAGGGGGCAATGAACAACCTCAGGGCGTTACAATGGCGGGTCAGGATGAACCGTCCATATTGAAGGAACGAGAGATACAAACACAATCTGAACAGCTTATTGCACAACCTGAACATGAGGGAGCGTGGGCCAGCAAAGACCCGGAAGTTGACAAGCGCCTTTTGCGTGAAGACTACCGCCAAAACGCTCCACAGTTTCTTGCCTCTATCTCGTTCAATGAGTTAGAACAGGGGCGCGTTGGGGCCGCGGTCGGAACTGACGATCTGGGCCGCAATGGATACCGGATGCCGACGGCGAACGAACCATGGGTTCAGGAAACCTCTGCCATGGTGGGCGGGATTGATAAGCTGCGCAATGCGTTAAACAGGGCTGTCGCCGGGGAGAAGCTAGGCAAGAACCAGCGCGAAGCCGTGAAAATTGTCCTTGACCAGTACGGGAAAGCGCGAACCGATGCCTTGGCCCCCGAAGTTCTTGAGAAGCGTCAGCAGCAGAAGGACACTTGGAGACTGACCAAATACAAGCCTGGAGATGTCCTGCCTCCCCCACCGGCTTATACTGAACCGGCCTTTGAAGACACAGAATATCATTCTGAATGGGATACTGAGTCGCGGCAGATCAGCGACCTTTATAGCCAAGCTTCCGCGATTGACAAAGTTGCGGCTGACGATATTATTGGTTCAGTCAGTGATGACAACGGGCAGGTTGCCGCCGCGTTGTGGCAATTTATCAAGGAGAATGAAAATGGGCGAGAAAGCCAAGGAGATAGCGGATTGGGTCAACGAGAACCGCAACCCGCAGAACGTGCGCAAAAAACCGCAGCCCCAGACCAGCCCGCCGAAGGAACAACCCAAGAAGTAGCTCCAGAACCCGACGGGCAGAATAAACTCTTCGCAACCCCCCCGACGTTCGGCAAGAAAGCACAGCCGCAATCTCGCGCCACTAATGATGATCTGCAGTTCGACCAACTTCAGCAAGACGCGAAGCAGGGGGACCTTCTTACCCCTCAAACTACCAGCCAACAACCAACCGGAAAGGAAACAAATGATCTGTCCGAACTGTCAAAGCCTGGGGCTGAAGCGCAACAAGAAGTGCAAGGTGTGCGGGCACAGGAGCAGGGAGTAACACAGCCTGCCGATCTGTCAAGCGCAGACCCCGCCTCGAAGGCAGGAGAAGGAGCAGCAGTAGAAGAACTTGCCTCTTTCACCGAATATGGTACAGTAAAAGAACAGCGAGGGAGCAATGCTCAAGTCGAATTTAACTTCGATCTACCCGCCGACCATGGAAAAAATTCTGGACGGCAACAGCCCGCCGGATCCGGGGACCTTCAGCCCGCCGGACGCGTATCGCTCTACCGCCGCAAAGGGCTCCCTCCCACCCCCCGCAACATCGCCGCCAGCCTCGAAACCCAAGTAGACCGCGTTCAGACCGGAACCTTTAAAATCGGCCTGAAGAAGATCCTGTCCGCCGCCGACGCTGCGCATGTTTTTGCCCCCTTGCGCAAGTATGCCAAAGAAAACTTCGCGGTTCTAGTCCTTGACAAGGGCAATCAGCCCCTCGCCGTCCTCGACATTTCCACCGGGTCCACCACCGCCTCTATCGTGCACCCGCGCATCGTCGCCGGGGCCGCCCTGGACGTCCCAGGGGCGGCTTCGGTGTGGCTGGCCCATAACCATCCTTCCGGGAACCCAGCCCCCTCGCAGGAAGATAAGGAGATCACCGCCCGCCTCGAAGATCTATTGCGTGGTAGTGGGGTGGAAATTGCGGGAAGTGTTATTGTCGGCAAGAACGGAGAATTCACCAACATCGGCAGAACCAACGTCCCGCGAAAGCCCACCATTGCCAGGAGGAACCTTGATATCCCCAAGATGGATGATCGGCTCGCCAGAAACCCGACCGGAGAAGCCAGGGCGATTTCCTCCGCCGGGGACGCTGCGACGCTTTTTGCTACCCAGGGTTACGCCAACCGTGTGGATGGGGTGTTGCTGCTCAACGCCAAAAACGAACCGGTCGGCTGGGTGGAGATGACAACGGCAGAAATGAAGTTGTTACGAACGGGCAGTAAGGAAAAGGGGTCCGGTCTGCTTTCCCGCGCCCTTTCCCAGTCGAACGCCGTCGCCTTCGTGGTGCGGATGAAGCGCAGCGCCCCGCGTTCCCCCCTGGCTGGAAGCGTGGAAGCCGCCACCAATATGGCGAATTTTGCCGCACTCAATGGCTCCAGGATGCTCGATGTAATCACCGATGACGGAAAGGGCGCGTTTGTCTCCCTGGGAGATCAGGGTTTGTTGCCAAGTGGCGGGGGGGTGATGTACTCCCGCAAGACCGGCCAGAATGCAGCAGAAGGCGACCCACAAAGCCCCGGCATCCGTTACGGGACCGCTCCAGACAGCACCGATGCCCCAAAAATCACCATCGCCCAAGTCCAATCTGAGGTCCGCGACTTCCTGAAAAAAGGCTACGACAACCTGACCAAGCTCGGGAAACTTAAGGTTGTGCAAAGCGCGGAAGAGCTAGGGATAAACCACGGCAAAAAAACGCTCTTCTCGAAGAAAACCAACACGGCGTCTGAAGCGTTTAAGAAATGGTTCGGCGACAGCAAAGTGGTTGATGAAAACGGTGAACCGCTGGTGGTTTATCATGGGACAAATAAAGCGGATCATCGAGAAGCGCCAACTGATAAAGGATTTTTTGTCACGTCCTCAAAAGAAATGGCGAATAGTTATACAAATACGAGAATATCGCAATTGCGCGATATGAAAACTCGCGCAACTACAACAGAAGGGAAGATAAAATCTTACGAAAAACAGGCAAAACGCGCAGTTTTCCCTGTGTATATAAAACTAGAAAATCCGTTTATTTGGGGGAATGGAGTTGACAGGGATTTATCAAAACCGTGGGCAGATTTACATCAAGCATGGAATTTTGAAACGAATAGTAAAGAGGGCGTTTTTTACAAGATGTTGGGAAGGCCATCACTTGAACAGTTGCAAGAAGCCTTCTCCAGGATAAGAGGCCAAAAACAACCAAAATCCACTGTGGCAGCAATGGAAATGTTGTTGAGAATGCAAGGTGTTTATGGAGGCAGGACAGATGCAGAGTATTTTATCGGTGCGCAAGGTTCTGAGTATTTGACTAAAGACCTTAAGATATTTTTGGAAGGGCTAGGCTTTGATGGAATAGAATTTACAGACAACATTAAAACAAATTATGGGGTTAAATTTGAAGAAGGGAAAACCTATGTCGCCTTCTTCCCAACCCAGATCAAGTCCGTCTACAACAAGGGAGCCTTTGACCCGGAAAACCCGAATATCCTTTACTCCAAGAGCGGAGACGTCGCTGGCGTCTATAATGACGGGACTATCACCCTGATCGCCGACCGGATGAATAAAGGTGACGCAGAATATCTCATGCGGCACGAAGGTCTGCACATGCTGATGAGGGAAGATGAGGTATTCTCCGCCAAGCGTGATGAGATATTGGCGCAATTCAAATCTCTTAAAGAGGCAAGTAAGAGAGTCCGTGACGCTTATGCCAGGGTCCCGGAGGAGACCAAAAAGGGCTATCTTGACGAAGAGGCTTTAGCTTATTTTGTTGAGTCGAAGGATAACCATAATCACAGTATCGTTAGAAAACTAATCGCCGCCGTCAAAGCCTGGATGCTGCGGCATGGTATCCCTGTGACCAAGTTGACAGAGGCTGACTTTGTGGCTCTGGTTAGCCAGGGCGTGAGGTCGTTTGCAAGCCATGGGAAACCCATCACCGATGCCATGAGCTCCGACGTGATGCAAACGCAACCTCTGGGTAAAAAGACGCAAGAACAGCAACCTGACCAAGAACAGTTAAAGTCATGGTTCAAAAAATCGAAGGTGGCCAACCCCGACGGTAGCCCAAAGGTTGTTTACCACGGAACCAACGCCGAGTTTACTGTATTCCAGCCATCAGGGCGCGGGATATTCTTCTCCGACTCAAAGGAAGTCGCAAGTAACTACACCGAGCAATACCGGGCGGAAAAGTCGGTCAACGACGGGATTGTGATGCCAGTTTACCTTTCGCTGCAAAACCCGGTTGAAATGACCTTTGACGGTGGCCGGTCGATTGCGTCGGCGGTTAAGGAAGCGCGGGACACCGGTAATGACGGGGTGATTGTCAAAAACTACCCTGACAGCTACGGCGGCAAAGATTCGGTTGCCGATATGTATATTGTTTTTGAGCCGACACAAATTAAGTCTGCACTTGGGAATGGTGGTGCATACGATGCAAAAAACCCGGATATTTTGTACAGTAGGCGGCCAGTTGGTGGAGTTGGCCCGGCCCGTTCTGTAATTGAAAAGGCTGGCCCAAGAGTAAAAAACACGATTGACTATTTACGCATGAAGTTCCAAGACAAATTCATTCCATTGAGTAGGGCACAGGAGGTATTGCAAGGGCAGGGGTGGGTAAAGACCACCGAGAACGACGCATACCGGGCAGAGGAAGTTTTCCACGAGAAGGCGACAGGGCGGCTTGAAGACTTCTACAATGGGAAGGCGGAACCGCTGGTCAAGAAGATTGAGGAGAGCAGCGTTTCCGTCGATGAATTAGAAGATTACCTTTATGCCAGATTTGCCCCACAACGAAACGCCTATATCGCCTCGATCAATGAGGACATGCCGGATGGCGGGTCTGGGTGGACGAACAAAAAAGCAAGAGATATCCTTGATAAATTTGATGCCGAAGGGAAAACTGCAGAACTAGAACTCCTCGCTGCCGATGTGCGAGACATAACCAAAATGCAGCGGGACATCATCAGGAGCGAGGGTCTTGAGCTTGACGAGACAATGGATGCGTGGGAGCTGTCAAACCCTGATTACATCCCCCTAAAGGGTGGTAAGGAAAGCCGGGGGAAGGGGATCGGAACTGGGTATAATGTTAAGCGGTCCGGGACGAAAAAGGCGCTGGGGCGGAGAAGTGAGGCAACTGCTTTACTCGCTCATCTGTTTGATCAAGCCGGGGCGACGATTGTCCGGGCAGAAAAGGCCAAGGTTGGCCGAGCCTTCCTGAAGATGGTCGAGGAAAACCCAAATCCCGAGCTGTGGAAAGTTTACGACCCGAAGCGGCCGGAGACTCTGCCAACCTCGCGGAAGCTGACCGACAATCCGGAAGTTAAGAGAATCAAGAAAAAGCTAGACCGGCGCAATTATGCCCTGAACCGGGCGACAGAACAGCGGACAATCAGCAAGCTACAGGAAGAAATTTTCGCCCTGAAAATGGAGCTGATGGGCACCCGCGATAAGGTTGTGCGGGATATCCTCGATGCTCGGCTGCTGACCGGCGATAATGTCATGGCGGTGACCCGCGAGGACGGCACGGTGGTTTATATCGATATCATCGATGACGACCTGGCCAGGGTCATGAAAAATCTGACGCCGAACCAATATGGGAAAGTCACCAAGGCCCTCGGCACCGCAACGCGCTACCTGTCAAGGATGAGCACCATTTTTAACCCTGAGTTTGTCGTGACTAACTTCGAGCGGGACATCCAGACGGCAATGGTGAACCTTAGCGGAGAGCATAATACTAAACTCGCCAAGGAGGTTTTAAAGGGAGTCCCTGGCGCATGGAAGGGGATTCATGACGCCCTGAAGGGGAAGGACAGTGGGAGCGATTGGTCCCAGTGGTTTGTCCGGTATAAAAGGGCCGGTGCGCAGGTTTCTTTTATGGATTTGCGCGGGGTGGAACATTGGCAGGCTAAACTAAAAAAGTTGAGCGACAAAGACGGTATCATTACAGCGACAAAAGGGAAAATTGCCCAGGTGGGAAACTTGATTGACCGGATGAACGGAGCCACGGAAAATGCTGTGCGGCTCTCCGCTTTCCGTAAAGGGATTGAAGCCGGGATGAGCGAATCGGACGCGGCCAGCCTCGCCAAAAACTTGACGGTTAATTTTAACCGGAAGGGAGAGTTAGGCCCGGCCATGAACGCCCTTTATATGTTCGCCAATGCTGGTGTTCAGGGTTCTGCTCGGATGTTTGGCGCGTTGAAACACAAGCGGGTACGGAAGATGATGGGGACCGTTGCCGTTATGGCTTTTGGCCTGGCGGAAATGAACCGCCTTGTCGGGGGGGATGATGATGACGGGGAAAACAAGTGGGATAAAGTGAGTGATTTTGAAAAACAGGTCAATTTTGTCTTCAAAACTGGGGACGGAGAATTTAAAATCCGGCTGCCATATGGATATAACGTCTTTGTCGCAGCAGGATACGCACTAAGCGACATTTTTCATTACGCTCAAGGGGATGGTGGCAAATCTCCCGTACAGGTCGCTAGGTTCATGCAGGCGGCCATTATGAACGCCTTTAACCCATTGGGCGGCGATGAGGGGATATTGAAAATCATGGCACCAACCCTGGCCGATCCGCTGGTTGAAATTGCAACCAATGAAAATTTCATGGGCAGCAAGATAATGCCTGAGAACTTCCCCTTTGGGGCGCAGAAGCCTGATAGTCAATTGTATTTCAGGAATGTTTCAGCCCCATCGAAGGTTGTTGCGGAATTCCTCAACGAAATAACTGGTGGGAGCAAATGGGAATCCGGGGCGGTTGATATTTCTCCGGAGACAATTGACCACTATTTTGATTTTGTTCTCGGTGGTCTTGGCCGCACAATCCGCAGGACAGCGAACGTGCCAGCCCTGGCACTGGAAGACAGCCTGAAAATAAAAGACATTCCGTTCATCAGGCAAGTATACCAAGAAGCTTCCCCGCAAGTTGACCAGTCCCGCTTTTATGATAATCTGAAAAGTATCGCAGCATCCCGTGCTGCGCTGAAGGAAATGCCATTGGCTGACAAGAGGGAATACCGTATTAAACATCCCGAGGCGCGGTTGTACAGGCTGGCAAATTCCTATCGGAGATCGTTAAGCAATCTGCGCAAGCGTCGGTATGCCTTGTTGGACGCGGGGAACAACGAGGCTGCGAAAAGGGCAGAAGAGCAGATGCAGAAGGTTGCCAAGCGGTTTAATGGGATTTACAATGCCAGAACCGATTAGCGCGATAATCTGGTAAATAACTACCGCGCAACGACTCTTCCGGCTGGTACGGCAATCATCGAAAAACCTCCTTGGATACCCCGTCCCTTGGGGCGGGGAGGAAAAGGGGTTGCACGTCAGTGCAATCGGTGTTATATTATCCTATATGAAACGAACCGTATCCGTCAAGCTGAATACGACCACTGAGCAGTCATCATACCTTTCTGCGCTACAGGCCGAGTTCGCCGTCGTCTGCAATCTTGTGGTCCCTTTCGCCCGCGGCAACCGCTGCTGGAACCGTGTTGCGCTACACCATTTGGCCTATTACCCGGTGAGGGAGGTCTCCCCGCTTGGATCGCAAATGGTCTGCAATGCCATCAAGGCCGTAGCCAATGCCTACAAGGGGCTGAAGCTCAGGCGCAAGGATGAGGTCCCGACCGTTGTCTTCAAGCCCACCGGGTGTGTCCATTTCGATGCCCGCACCTTCTCCGTCAAGGGCGATATCGTTTCGCTCTACACCATGGCCGGGCGGCAGGCCGTCCCGATGTTGCCCGGTAAATTCCAGGCAGAATATCTGGCCAAAGGAAAAATCAAGGAGGCCGAACTTCTCCGCAAACGCAACACTTGGTTTCTGAATATTGTCCTCGACCTCCCCGATGCCCCGCCCGCGACTGGTGGCGGCAGCATGGGGGTAGACGTGGGCGAGAATAACCTGGCTGCCACCTCCGCCGGAAAGATCATCGGTGGCAGTCGTCTCCGTCACACCCGCGACAAGTATCTTGCCCTTCGTCGTCGGCTTCAACGCAACGGCTCGCAGAGTGCCAAACAACTGCTCTGCAAAGTCTCCGGTCGCGAAGCCCGGCACATGAAGCATGTCAACCACGAAGCCAGCAAGGCCATCGTCGCGGAAGCCCTCACTTCGGGCGCTTCGACCATTGTTCTGGAAGACCTCACGCACATCCGCAAAAACATCAAGGCTGGCAAACGCGTTCGTGCCCGGCTGCATCGGTGGGCGTTCGCACAGCTTCAATCCTTCGTGCGCTACAAGGCCGAAGGTGTGGGGCTGGCAGTGGCCATCGTCGATCCCGCCTACAGTTCGAAGACTTGCGCGGTGTGTGGTTGTCTCGGTACTCGGTTGAAGCATCGTTTTTCCTGTTCTGCCTGTGGAAACCTGGCGCACAGCGACTTGAACGCGAGTCGGAATCTTGCCAAGTTGGCTCCCTCTGCCGAGGGTTCCAGGGTCGCCGTAACCCGGCCTTATGTGGCAACTTCGGTTGACCATAATGCTCCGTCGCTTGCGGCGGGGTAGTTTACTGCGCCTCCCCAAAAATTGAAGTCAGGGGCCCGCTCACAGCCCTGATTTTGTCCTTGTCAAGGTATCTCGACGCCAACTTCCAACCGTACAGCTCCAGGCCAAGCCGTTCCTTCGCCTCCACCGCCGCTCCATCAACATACTGCCCGTCAGTGTAAAGGTCGAACCCGCACAAGACAACCTCGTCGGCCATCAGGTGAGCCAGCCACATCGCCAGAAAAGGGGATGATTGGAAAAACCAGCAGGCTGTCTCATCGGCGTCAATCAGATAGTCGCTATACTGCCCCCAGATAGAAATGACCCTCTTGGCCCTCGCCATCTCCTTTACCTCGCCAACCCACCTATCAACAAACACGGCGATATCGGCCTGGTAGTATTTCATCGGTCGCCAGTTGACGCTGATCAGAAGATCTTTATCTGTCCGTCCGACATTGCTCATGTCTCCAATGAGCGACGTCCCGGCGCCCATGACGATAGCGCGGCCTTTGTGGGTTTTTTTAAGCACCATAACTGACGGCTTATCTTCGCCGCCTTTGCGCACATCGACAATCTTGAACGGTCTGGTGTCTTGGCCAAGTGCCAGCTTTTTCACCCCGTCCTCGATGACCGGAACCGGCAGGGCGCAGACCTGTTTCTCCTGGTCGGCCCAGAGGACGTTTTTCAAAAAAGGGGATTTTTCGTCACCATCGAGGATAACGAGGAAATTATTAGATCCGAGGATGTCCGGTCCGTAGTAGCGCAGATTAGTCACTTTCTATACACCCCAATCTTCTTCAGCCGGTTAACCACCACCATGTAGTGACCAATCCCCAACTCATCCGCGATTTCCTTCGGCTTCATACCAGATACGTAGAGTTCACGAATCTTGGCGTCCAAGTTGTGAGCCTCCTCGCTGTAGCCGTCGCCATCGCTGAGAGTGTCCGCAACCGAGGCGTCAACGCTGACCGGAGGCTGAATGCCCTGTTTTTTGGCACCGTCAACCCGCACCTTGCCATAAATATCCGCATATGGAGCACCGCAATTAGGGCACTCTATCGCGTCACCAGTAACCCCGGAGTGTTCTGGGAAACTGGCCCACCCGTTTCCCTTGAATGGTTCATTGAGAGCGAACATACTACCATTGGGGGTCTTGTCTGGGTCAAACTTGTCGGTCGTTTGGTGGTAGGGCCCACCGCAATTGTTTCTACATAATATGTTGGTCATACCATTCCTTTCTGTGGGGCATTATGCCCCACACCTAATACCAATTAAACCAAATGGCTTATAAACCGTTTATAGGTCTATAGAGCCCGCCTAATCCCTGTTGTACGGCTACACTTCTGGAAGCGCTGCCATTTCCTCATCGGTCATGTCGAACCTCTTGAACCGCAGCGTTATTTCCTCTCCCTCATCCATGCTATCCTCTGTGCAAATAAGTTCCCCATCAACATTAACCGGCACTGGTATCCATGAGTCGTGCCCTTCTTCCCAATAAAACAATCTCGCCTTTTTCATCTGTATTCCCCTTTCGTAGGTAAGCCGTACAACCAGCAAATCAAGCGGATGAAAATACTGGTGTGGTTTCTATTCAGCGGTCATCCGTCACCGCTTATCATGGGCGTTATGTAGCTTTAAAAATTTCAGCTAATTTTTCTTCTAACCACTTTACTTCCCTATATGACCCTTCTCCGGTCAACTCAATAGTCCAGGCTGTTGACTCTGTATTCGTGTTTGTTATGGGCTTCTGTTTTATAATGGTCGTTGCTTTCATATCCACCTCTGCCGCATAACCAGTAAATCAACCGGACGGGAATTAGCTTCTGTTCTTAGGCTGTTCAACTCGGTGGTCCTCCATCGTCGGCAATCCGCCGGTTATCGCCATCCGTTAGCCAGCCTTCGGCAAATTAAATACCCTCGCCAATAAAATGCTCTGATATTTTGTCTGCGGTTTCGGGGTCAAATAGTTTTTCGGTGATAAACCAAATCACTTCCTCAACACCTTCGCGCATTCCTACTTTACGAAACTCGTCAAGTTGCACATCGCAACGTGCGTGAAACTCTTGCTGCCACTTTTCAACCTCTGCGATCAACCACTCAAGCGTGTCTTGGTCATCAACTCCCCAATGTGGCGTTGTTGCTAATTGCTCAGTGTGTTTTGCGAGCTTCTTCGCTTTTTCCAACAGTTCCATTTTCAATGCCTCTCAGAATAAGGCTAACAATTAGTTCAAGCGGATGGAACAAAGCGTCTGTCTCTTAGTCACCGCCCATCCGCCACCGCTTAACATTGGCGTTAAATTGCTTGCATATCTTTCAGCGCCAACGCCATTGCTTTCGCCGGGCCGGTGTACTTTGTAATGCACTTTCGGCAAGGAACAACCTGTATCCCTGGCACCTTTTCCATACATCCACCAGTGGGCAATGGCGGGTTATCCATATCAGTTGTCGTAAATTGGCACTTAACCGTCTGCTCCGACTGTCTTTTTATGCCTAGCAGGGCACCGCATTCTGAGCAGAAAAATTGAAGAATAAGGTTATTTCTCATAATGTTGCTCCTTTCAAGAGCGCAATTTAACCAACTAATCAACCGGACGGAAGAACCGTCTGCGCTAAATGCCCGATCCAGGGCACCGCCGCTCGTTTACTTTTGCTCATTGCCTAGCCTCCTCATTCTGAATTGAACCCTAAAATTATCACCCGCGATTGTTGCTATTGCTGTACCGTCGTCGTGTTCTTTCAGCAACTCTATTACTCTAAAATCTACTTCATGTATCAACCCACAATCGCAACATTTCATTTCGTATTTATTCATTTGTGGCTTTACCCACTCATTACTTCTTACCTTGTAAAACCCCATAAACAACCCCTTATGTCTGCTTCGCAGCCACGCCGTTTTAAAATCTAACCAGTGCATCAAGCGGACGGAACATACATCTGTTTTAGGCCGATTAATGCGGTAATAGTTTGTTGCTTCACGTCGCCGCAGCTTATGCGGGTCGTTAGCTGTTTAATTTAAATCATTGATTCAACGGTAAAATAAATGTCTGACTCTTTTTTATCCGGGTTAACCCTAATGTCCCACTCAAAATGCTCCATGAGTTTTTCCGCCGTTTCGCGGGAAATTCGCAGTAATAGTGTCTTGTCATCATCCTTTTGATTGTAAGGGTGGCGAGAAAGTATTCTTAACGCGTAGTCAACTTTATCTCCCATATTTATAACCTTTATGGAGGCACCAAATGGACGAAATCAAAAAGCCAAACTTTGGAGAGTGTAACTTTGCTGAAAACACAGTTATCGCTGGCGGTGCTTTTAAAGAAAGGCCAGAAATAAAGCCCCTGAAAATAGCCACTCTCATTCTTGGTAATGTCCATATTGATGTGAAAATCAAAACAATTTCCGACCAAATTCTTACTGGTAAAGTTGTCAGCGTTGAACCCAAAAAAGAACTTCCACCTGAATTAGCCATAAATGACACGGTAGAATTCTCCTTTGACAATATTTGCAATATAAAAGACAGCTAACCATGAAATCAACCGGACGGAAAATACGTCTGCCTAAATTTGATTAGCTCGGTGGTCCTCGTTGCGTAGCGCCGCCGCCGGTTATCACTACCGTTGTATTGCTTAATGTAAAGTCGGAGGCACATTATGCCTATCGAACATGTTTGGGGTCTCGTTCTCGTTCTTGC